CTTTAATCCTTGCTCAAATCGTGCAAAGTTTAATTGATACTGAGATGTTTCTCCTCTGTATTGATATGTAAATGCAGTAGCTCCATCTACTATTACTGGAGAAAATCTATCAGGTATAGTTGGTGTGTCACTTTGTGCTGACAAGTCTGATGCAAAAGTAAAATAATCATATTTTAAAGCATATGTTTTATTTGGAAAAGGATATAACAGATAGTTATTATCTAGAGTTCTTACTACATGAGTTGGGATACCACCACCATCAAATTGTGCAACTTGAGTTGAATTAGCATGAGTTGTTGCTGTAGTGCCATTAGCACCTCGTGTACAACCTGTTAGTGTATTAGTGCTAATGCCTGTATATGATATCTCTTCATTTTCTATAACTACAGTTCCTGCAGAATCAAATCCTGTAGAACTTGTAAGGTCTATTTCTGTTTCACTAGCGTCTAATTCCTCTGCTAGTGTAGTTGTTACTATTTCATCTTCTTGGTCAATAAACTTATCCACATATTCGTTGTACTGTAATATACTTAAAGAATTACCTGCTGTTGCTAAATCTTGGTCTTTTACTATTCTAAATGTATTGTAGTCTACTGTCTTTGCATCTGCAGGTATAGAATATCTAACTGACCCTGATGCAAGTGTTTCTGTTTTAGTTGAGTGATTAAATGGATAATTAAATTCTCTTTGATTAATATATCGTATTGACTCATTGACAGCATTCTTCGCTTGTGTTTGTATACCTCTAGCTGCAGAAAAATTAGAAGCGGTAAGTTGTACTTCATTTAATCTTGCTAATACACTATTTGTCAATGCTAAAAATGTTGCCATTATAAATTCCTAAAATAAAGTGGGGCAAGTTGCCCTGCCCCACCTAGACTATTTAAGCAAGGGTGTCACGGTCTACTTCATTAGCAGTCATGTCACCTGTGTCATCAACGTCCATGCATACAGCAAACATTCGGATTACACCGCCTGTTGTTGTACCTGTCATTGCTTGGATTTCAATGTCAATTGTGTCAGAAGTGCCACCAATAAGAACAGGAGTTTGTCCTGCCTTAAAAGCATAGTCTCCGACAGATGCTCCGTCAAAGTCGAAACCATCAACAAAGTTGTCCAAGTCACCTCCAGTAATACCAAAGTCAAAATCAGTGTCGGTTGAAGTACCTGAGTGAGCAGTTGTTACTTCAAAACCTGCAGCCAATATGAGTGTATTAGCAGGAATGGTTAGACCGGGAATTACATCATTTGCAGCAAGGGCAGTACCCTTATCGCTTGCAGCTGTTGCAAAGTTCAGGTCAGCTTGAATCATGTATGGCTGTCTTCCCCTAGCCATACTACCTCTAGCCACAGAGGTTGTATTATCACCTAATGCCATAATTCAATCTCCTTATACTAGATTATACCGAGCATTAACGAGAGCTTCAGGTCTCAATATTTTTCTACCGTAAAGGTGCATCCCTCTAACGATATCAGCAAATGAGTCTGGGTCTCGGTAAGTTTCAGTTTTGTTGATTTGTTCAGCAGTAGCGACTGCGGAGTCGTGTCCTGCAACAATAATTCCAAAGTTGGAAGAGTTAGTACCGCCAGTAGTAGCAGGTCCTGTTCCGATGGATGGTAGGTTGTTAGAAACAAATACACGGAATCCATGTAAGTTGCCTATAACTTCACCACTCCTAATTCCACCTGA